GAATACATAGTTTCCATAAAGTTTAGCTTTGACTGGAGTATTCGTCTCAGTGAAAGTAACACGAACCTCGACTTGATGATATTGTAAAGCCACCATGGGAATAAAAGACTTTCGACTATTAAAGAAGAATGTCAACGGAAGAAAGTTAGTATTCGTCACCGAACACTTGTTGTTAATCTCCTGGGACTTTGTGTATGTGTCCGCCAAGTAATTTTGGTAAATATCACTTACAAAGTCAAAGGGTTGAGAGTCAATCTTTTGTCCTCCGACATAAAGATCAAGCGTCGCGCCCTGAAAAGCTTCGACAAGTTCTTCACCTTCAAACCAGAGACCCGTCAAAAGATCTCCATAGGAAGGAATGACACAAGAATCGTCGGCCAGTGTAAACTCCTTGATAAACTTTGGAGCTTGAGCAAAGTTTGTGTGTCTCGAAAACTTTTCAGAGAACAGAGATGTTCCTTCGTTACTCGTAAAAAACACATCTTGGGCACCTTTCGCGACAAGTTGAATTAATGCACCAGACATTTTCTAATAGAGACTCAGATTATAAAACTAAACACTTTCCCTGGAAAGGAGACTCATCTTCCTTTTCAAGGTTCATAGTTATGTTAAAACCCCCTTGTTTGTATACTCTCAGACGTTTCTTATACATGGCGTGAAGTATAGACCATTGATCTACAATGTCATAAATCTGTGGGTTGTTTTGTTTACCGGGTGTTTCTCTCATGACACGACCAATAGACTGCTGGATATCAGACTTTGGTGTCGACAAGATGACTGTATCTAAAGTTGGGATGTCTAAACCTTCGTGAGCTTGACTGAACGTCGCAAAGATGATTTTCTTTTTAGAAGATGCTTCGAGGTCTGCTTCTTTCATACCACCCATGTAGAGACCTGAATTTTTGGGAAAGCATTGATGTAAAAATTCACAGTGCTGTCTTCGATCACTGAGTACTAATAACTGTCTCGTTCCAGCTGATGCTTTCTTTACGAGCTGTACCAACATTTGATTACGACCTCTATGCTCAACAAGTTCTGTAATCATATTGACGAGTGAAACATTTCCCGTTCGACTACACGGTGGGGGATTTCTAAACATTGGACATTCAAACTCCACGGGAAAAACATCCACTTGTTCTTGATTTTCACGCTCGACTGCAAAAAATATTGGACCCATGAACCAATGAAGCACCTTGGACAATCCATCTTTTCGAACAGGTGTTGCCGATAACCCGAAGATGTGCTTGGGACACATTTTGAAGAGAGACTGACTAAATACTTTTGCACATATGTGATGAGCTTCATCAACGATGACCGTGCCAACAGTTTCAAAGTCACCAAATGAATATTCTTTCAGAGACAATGACTGAAGCATTGCAATGATAAAGTCACATTCAACTTCTTTTTTGTCTTGTTGAACGAGACCAATCGTGGCCCCCGGGCAGAATTGTTTGATTCTTTCACGCCATTGATTGGCCAAAAATTCTTTGTGTACAATGATCATGGTTCGATAACCAAGTTTACATGCGATGGCCAATGATACCGTTGTCTTTCCAAAACCACATGGCAGAGATAACACACCATGACCAGCTTCCATAGCTTTTGCGAGAGCTTCATTTTGATGGGTTTCATCACGAAGTTTCCCATGAAACTTGAGGTTCACCTTTGTTGGTTCGGGGCGACGATCTTCTTTGGCTTTACCAAATTTTTCTTCGGCGTAGTACCTCGGAACACAAATTCCAGATTTCCCATTTTTAAAAACCTTGAACGGTGGTGGTGGATAACCAAATTCTGTATTGACCAATGGCCGAACAGTTAGATCTTTTTTAAGTTCTGGTGATGGATTTGAAACTATATAGCCCGACCTTGATAGCATTATTTAGTTAAAGACTAAAAACTTTAATTTACTACAATATGCCGACCCTTAACGTCGATGAAAATATTAGTAAGATTCGCCAAACGATTGATGAAATGACTCGTGAGATTCTTCGCCTTGAAGGGTCCCTTCGTGTTTTCTTGGGATTCAAGGAGAATGGTCTGTCCGAAGTTGATATGCCAGAGGTCGAGGTCGAAGCCGAGGCTGAAGCTAGCGAAAAGAACTAAGTTTCCATGTATAGCCAGTACAATCACCAGCGGTCCATTGACCTATGAATTCTATTTCTAGTTCAATTAGATCACCCTTTATAAGAGATTGAAGAGGCCTTGTGCCCATATTTTTACACATCACTCTCCTATAACGGAATGGAACTTTGATGGTTAGAACTTTACCATCGAGTGGGTTATCTTTCACCCATGTTGTATGCTTAGCTGCCACACGATCGATCATTGAATCTGGAACAATGACTCGCATGTATTTTTTATTGTTAAAATCGTAGATCGGTTCATGAATTGTGCCGACGAATCTCATATATAAGTATGATAAGTAAAACTATAAGTAGCATGATGACGTGTGTAATCATGAATGGCTCGTGTGGTTTGCGTGTTCCAAATTGTTGATTACAGAAAGAACGTCCGACTTCAATGGCTGCTTCGATACTGGAGTAAGGTGTATTTCTTGGAGACATCATACCGCACATGGCGACCTTTTTAGATTTTCCAAAGAATGGGAGTTGTCCATTTGGATTGAGAACACCCGACGACTGATCGAAAACCCACTGAGTTCCATTCCATGATGCACCCCACCCGAGACGAATGTTTTTTGGTTGGACTAGACCCAGTTGTTCGATGACTTGTTCGATGAGTTTTTCTTCATCCATCTTCAAAACATCTTCTGTCAAGTTGCAAATCACACACGACACGATCTTCTTGTTTGGGAGAACAACTGGTTGAAGGTTGAGTTCGGTATCCATGGCGTATTGAAGATCACTTGGGATGTCCATCTCTTCTTCGTACTCTAACATGATGTTGATGGCACCGTATGTACTCGACTTAATTTTATCTTCTGCGTCTTCACCCCAATTATCTTTGATCAATTGGATGGCCGGACTATTGTCGACACAAAGAATTAAAAATCCATCTTTGATAACCATACCACTTTTGAATTGTGCGGCAAATCCATTGTCTAGATACATAACATCTTGAAGTTCCGAACCAAAGTCAAACTTGACACCCTTGTCAACCAACGCTTGTTGCATAGCATCACACATGACTTTACCTGAAACTTTTTGAGTGTATTGCTTAGACATACCCACGTGATCAAAACTTTTTACAAACTCATAGGCTGTCATCACATCCCAAGTCACACCATCCATCACAAGTGTCAAAGCCTTGATCAACTTTTCACCATCTTCTGAAAGTTCTCCGATGGCATCCTCGAGAGAAATCTTCTTGAACTTCCATGGCATCAAAAGTACACGAGTGGCCAAAGATCCGAGTGTCAAATAATCTTTGGATGAAAGATTTTTTTGGACAATGTCCATGACATCCGAATCAACTTTTTCAAAAATATCATCCCACTTAATGTTCATCTCTTTGAACAAACTTTTTGTATTGATGAATGCTTTATCAAAAACAATTCGATGAGCATGCATATCTCGTTCTGTCACAGATGGTTCCCACCACGACCCACCTGCGGATAATTTTTTATCGTAGATGGTGACCTCGTGATCTGTAAATTTTTTAAGTTCCCATGCAATCGACATACCTGTGGGACCTGCACCAACAATATGAATCTTCATTCTAATATTAAGGTAGATATAAAATATTGTGTGTCGCGGCATAAAATCCTGTCAGAGCGACAGTCAACCACGTTTGTAAGTCCATATATTGTTTACCATTGTAAAGTATGAACAAAATTAAAAGAACGTGCATAGGAAAATCCTCTTTCCCGTACTTGACGTAAAATCCAAGGGCCGCCGATAACGCGAGAATCAGGGCGTTTACAAATGACGAGTAGCTTGGAGCATACAGCATCCACGCTGTGTATAGCAGTGCAATGTAAGATATGAAGATGGAACGTCTACCAAATTCGCGAGTACTGTCGACAATGTCAAGAGGTTTGCCCTGGATACTTTTTGCAATCCAATGTGGACCTAAGATGAGATATGAGAAGTATAAAGTCAAAAATATCTGCCACATGATCTAATATGAGGAAATAAAAAAGGTATTGTTATAATAAGATGTTGACATGTCGTACACCAACACATCAAAGAGTTAAGACATGGAGATTTGCTGGTAAGTTCTTATTGAAGAATGCAACTACTAAAGATAAAGCAGCACTCGGTCGTTGGACAAAAAAGGAACTACTTGACCTTGGTCCCACGTTTGTGAAGCTTGGGCAAATCGTTTCGACGAGGGGAGATCTTTACCCCGCTGAATTTATTAGCGAACTCGAATCACTTCAAGACAATGTTCCCCCCGTCGACTACGAAGATATAGATGAATACATCGACAGACGTATATTTAAACATTTCGACAGGGAATCTTTTAAATCTGCAAGTATTGGGCAGGTACATAAGGCCACACTCATGGATGGTACTGATGTTATTGTCAAAGTGAAACGACCTAATATTTTGGAAACCATGGAGTACGATACTAAAAATGTCAAGGACATTGTTGAATTTTTAGAAAAGGTTGGAATAGATACTGGCACAGGCACTGGATATGTTCTTAATGAAACAATTGGCAATCTTTTGGGTGAAGCTAACTATACTCAAGAAGTTGAGAATGCTGTAAACTTTCGAAAGAATATGCGTGACATCAAATGGCTCAAGGTACCAAAAGTTTATACCGAATATTCCAACGAAAATGTCATCGTCATGGAGTATGTCGATTCAACTAAGATTACAGAAATTGTAGACCCAGATGTCAATAAAAAGAAAGTATGTGAAGCTATCATTAATTCGTATGTCATTCAGACTATGGAAAAGGGATTCTTTCATGCAGACCCTCATCCGGGTAACCTTGGTTTTTCTGACAAGGGAAAGTTGGTGTTCTACGATTTTGGTCTCGTAATACCAATCACCGAAGAATTGAAAAATGGTTTCATGGAACTCTTGGTTCACATCATCAACAAGGATACGAAAAGTATTGTCGATACATTGGTCCGTCTAAAAATAATTATTCCTACGGCTGATCTTCAAGATATTCAAGCATTTTTTGAATTAATTTTGGGTTACATGGAAAGTTTGAATCCCAATGAACTCGTGTCAGATGAACTCATGAAGACTCTCGCAGATGAAAAACCATTCGTGATACCTTCGTCGTTCATCTACTTGGCCAAAACATTTTCAACTATCGAAGGAATATGTTTACGCCTCGACGATAACTTTAACTATTTCACATATCTTGAACCATTGATACGAGACAAAATAACCGAGACGTTTGACGTAAAAGATATTATCACCACAACGGCTGAAATGCCAACACGTGTCAAAAATATAAGTACAGCTGTTCTAGGCCTTGAAAAGTCTAGAACAGCCATGAAAAGGTCGATTGATAAAACGAGACGAGAAATACGAATGGCTCAGTATAGTATATTATGTGCCATGATGGCTGATAGGTTCGCGGATCAAGAGAATATTTTCTTATTCGGGGCTTT